TTACGGCGGTAAAAAGTTTCATAACATTGGGTCCAGATGTCTCTAGGTAAGAGTGAATGTTGGTGTACCAACAATTGTTTACATTTTTTAAAGCATGTTGTTCCATTAGAGCAGCTGGATAAACATTCGAAAGAGTAGATACAGCAGCAGCAGCAAGAGCATCTACAAGGAAACCACAAACTGGAACAAGAGCACCAGTTGTAATAGCAGCAGTACCAGCGGTATTACTGATTTGTAGAGCGTCACCAACGTTGATGCCCGAACCGCTTTCTGTAACAGAAGCCTCACACATACCGCGGACACAGACCTCAACTCTTTGACCTGTTGTAGCACCAGCAAGCGCAACACCAACAACCACAGAAGCAGTTGAGGTAATTGCGGGAGGACCAGCACCAGCACCAGCGTTGCCGTCAGCAGCAACAACTTTAAGGGATTTATCCCCATCGCTGTTTGCTACTGTAAGGTCAAGAGCAACCCACTGGCCTGCGGTAATAGTGCCGTTGGCTATAAAGGTTTCCTCTACTCTGCGGTTTGATGGTGTCAAGCCTACGCTTGTAGTACCATCGCTGTATGTAGCGTCTAATGATTGAATTAATGATGATGTAGCCATGATTTTAAGTCTCCCCGTCTATAAGCATACCTTGGCAAGCAAGGTGGTCAACTACAAGTTGTGCTCTTGTCATAATTTGTGCGGAGCGTGAAGCGTAACCACTTACATGCTCGAAATCGCTTAACTCAAAGTTTGCGTCTTTATCGACAACAAGTTTGAGATATTCAGTATTGAGGAAGTAAGCAGAGACACTATCACCAGCAGATGGTCCTGCTGTTAATGCTACTGGAAGGAATGGGTCAACATACATCATAGCACCATTAAAGGCAAGGGCCAATCTTCCGCCGTCTAATACAGTTTCCTTCATGTAGAATTCCTGTGCGAACAGAAGGTTCTTGTAGGTCTTGTAGAAATTAGCAGAAGCAAGGATTAAGTTAGGAGCACTTGTTGGGCTGAAAATCTGGCACTGAATGTAAAGGTCAGTAAGATTATCAATACCAAGTGAACCAGCAGCATCTACAAACTGATTTTGATAAGAAGCAGCGAAGGCAGTTTTAGAAATGCCGCCAACAGTATTGGTCTGTGTACCAAAACTTCTTCCCTCAAAGAAGCCTGTGGTTAGACCAGAGCCTCCGTTAAGAGAAGACATATCGGTAAGAATAGCAGAAGAACCTGCTACTGCTTGTTTTTCAAATTCTCTTTTTAGCATTCCCATTACTGACTTCAAGCGGGCTTCTGCGATTTTAACTATTGCTCTATCACCTTTATTAGCAAGTTCTTCCTTGCGTGTGATTACAATTGGAGCAACGAAATCACAGAAGTTGTATGAAGCATTACGCATGGCATCTGCTACTGCTAATGAGACAGGCTCATAACCAGTTGAGAGTTGTGTGATACTTGAATGTTCTGCGAGGATTAGGGCTCTGTCTATGGTGGAACCACCATCTACTTCCTCAACACCGCCCTTCTCACGTATTTTTTCAAGAAGTGGAGTAGCCTTAAATAAGTTGTCTACTTCTTGGTCTTTTACGATGCGTAGTGTTGAGGAGAGTACGTCATTACTTAAAGGCATAATTATTATTCTCCTGTTTTAGATTAAATACATTTGGTTTTAGAATGGTTTGTTAATCGGGTTATTTCTTGCGAAGTCCGTTGTAAGAAACTTATTCCTGTTAAAACCAAATACAGGAGGTTTCTAATAATAGTCTTTTCTTTTTCCTTATTTCTTTTGGGCTGAAACCCACTCGTAGATTGCTATTGCTCCCTTACTTCTAACATGGTCTGGGATTTCACTTGCTCTACCACGATTAGCACCACCTACTTTAAGTCCGTAATCTCTTGCGGCTTTCTTGTATTCAGCAAGTTCAGCCTCGGTTTTACGGGAGTATTCAGTAGTCTTTTGACCTTTTACAATCCAGTATGCTCTTTCTAATGTTAAGTTTTTATCAGTCAATAAAAGTTTTGCTATGTCTGTTTTGTATTCTTGTAGGTCTGGATTATCTTTCTTAAAATTTTCTAATGCGATTTGTCTTTTATTTAATTCAGCCTCTTGTCTCATAGGTTCAATAAGTTCTTTCATACGTTTAGCGACTTCTGCTGTAATCTTTGCTTCAATAGAAGATGGATTAAATGGGTCTAACTCACCTGTGAAACTTTCGCTTTGTGTTTTAACCCTATCATAGAAACCACTTTCAAGCATAGCCTTTCGGTCGCCTTCAAGTTGTTTCTTCTGTTCTGCTATGCTTTGTGTCTTTCTTGTATAATCAGCACGAAGGTTTGCTACAATTTTCTTTGCGTCGTCTGGTAAAGTATCATAAATCTGTGAGTAGTTTAAGCCTTTTGTTTCTCCAATACCAAAGTCTGGGGCAGTATCAATAGAAGTATTATCTACTTCCTTATTGTAATAGGCTGTTGTCTCTTCTACTCTTTGTGCTTCCCTTCTTTCAGCAGAGGCTCTTGCGTCTTCAAGGGCTTTAATTGCGGTCATTCTGGTTGTTGCTTGTGGGCTATTTCCAACAGAGACAGGTGTAGAAGTAGCACTTGCTTCTCCTACCCCATTATTCCCTGTGGGAGTTGGGGTTGAGGTATTATCCATTTGTATTTCCTTATTTAGATTTGTTTAGTTTTTGTAATGCTTTTTTGTAAAGCCCGCATCCATAGGCTTTTTTTGGTTTAGGTCTTCCTACTATACGATTGGTAGAAGCAGCAACATCATTAGAGAGAGGCATTACATTCTACCCATCATAACACTATCTTCTTCTTCGGGGGACATTTCAGCAACAGGAGCTTCAATTGATACTTCTACTTCTGTCTCCATTTTCTTTGGTGCTGACTTTACAAACATCTGGAAGTCTCTATTCTTTCCAAGAAGAATAACTTTACCAGCAGCCATTTCTAATCCTCTACCATCTGTAAGAGTATCAAGAGGAGGGGCAAGGTCTGGAAGCATAGCCTCATTAGCAGCAGCATTTATCATAACTAATGGTTTGTAAATTTCTAATGGAAGTTTACCTTTTACATCTTCTTGGAATAAAGCAACAGGAGGTAGTGATGGGTCAAAGAGAGGAAGTATTTTATTAATACTATCTCCTAAAACATTTAGAGCGCGACTTGGATAATTACCAACAGGTGCTGCTTCTTCGCTCATACTATCAAGTTCTTCATCAATAGCAGCAGCATCAGCCATAGCCTTGGCTTCCCCTTCACCGCTTTCCATTTCACCTTCTTCCATTTCAAGAGCCATCATATCTTCTTTTGCCATTTCTAATCTCCTACAATAAGTTATTTGTTTTTCTAATTACCAGAGTTAATTTCTGTATCAAGCAATCCTCTGGATTTTAGTTTATCAACTGAAAAGGTTTCTGCTAATGCTTTCTCAATAGAACCAGTTTCTTTCATTATTCTTGTGTAATCTTCTGTATCCTTGATGTGGTTTTCTGTTTCAACAATTTGTTTGTGTACTTGGTCGTCAATAAAGTTTTTACCACCAACCAAATCACTTGAAGCAATAAGTCCGTTTTGTTTTAAATACTTTTCTTTTTCCATAGAACTATTAAAATGTCTACCAAGGGAAACATCAAACCCACCACCTGTATCTCCCCATCTACCTGCTGTTCTGGCTGGGGCAGTTACTAATGGTTTTAATCTATCATCACAAACAGAACAGTATTGAGTATCTTTCTTTTCCCACTTAACTAATCTATCTGTTTGTGTTTTACAGGTATAACATTTGTATTCATAAATAGGCATTATCTAATTCCTGTGTTTGGTAGTAGTGGTGATAAGTTTTTAACTGATGGATTTAATACTGCTCCTAATGGAGTAGGTGTTTCTTGTGGAGGTGTAGCAGCAGGAACACGCTTGGCTTCTTCCCTTATCATCATTTCTTTAATGGCTTCTGCCTTAAATGTTTCTGGAAGATTTAGAACACGGACAAGTTCATTTAGGATAAGTTCTTTCGGCACTCCAAGGGCCGTCAAGGTAGGTATGTTCGCAAGCAGTTGTCCTTTATTGATTGCTTCGCTAATTGGCGTAGAGGAACTATCAGCAGCGTATACGTTGAAGTCTCCAACAACATCCTCTGTTGATACAACTTCCATTCTATTATCTATGTAGATTAGTTGTTTGTCTCCTTCTGCGAGATAAAGACCAAGAATAGAAAGATAAAGTTTTACCATGTTCTCAATTACAGCATCACGCTCTCTTGCTAATCTTCCTATCTCGCTGGAAGTATAAGCAGCAAGAGCAGCAGTTTCAGCAGCAGTAACCTTGGTGGCTTCTCCTCTTGTAAAGGGAGCCATAATAGAACCCTTATCTTTATCACCAGAAACCATTTGATAATACATTTGGATTTCTGGTGGAGTTGCGTTTTGTGGAAGAGGTTTAACTACACCATCAAGGTTTTCATCTTCTATCTCAATAAAGATGCCGTCAATACCTGCGGTGATTTGAGCCATTTGTTCTGCGTCTAATGAACCTTTCTTTACAAGGTATTGACGAGAGGCTTTACGAACAGCGTTGGCTTGAAATGAACGTATAATATTCATCTCAAAGATTTGGTCGTAAATTCTTTTCATCGCAGAGTATCCTTCTAATGGAGTATCTGGAATGCGATTAAAATAGAATGGAGCAATTGGAGGAGAAGGCTTACCATCATAAGTGCGGAAAGGAATAGCAACATTTTGAGATAGAAGTATTTTATCTTCTTTCCAAGAGGGTGAATAGAAGATAAGTCTGTCTTCTACCAAGTCATACATCTCAACTATCTGGACGTATTCATAAGCAGATTGTGGTTCACTTCTAATGTCTGTGCTGTCCTGTCCTTTATTAAAGTATTCAGTAGAGTATTTAGACATAGGCAACCATTCTTTATTACCAAACTTCTCATTTGCTTCTCTAACTGTAAGATAATAAATGTGTCCTACATACTTCTGTAAGTCCCATCGTGGAGCATCATAATCTAAAATAACTTCCCAAGGTGGTATTGATACTGGTAATACTTTCTGTAATAGATTTCCTGTATCTTGTGGAACTAACTTAATAAAAGAATGTGTGTAGATAAGAGCCATGCGTGAAGCACTCTCAATTTCTCTACGGCTTCTTTCAAGAAACTCATTAGCAATAAACTGCGATTTCTTTACAGCACCTTTATTCTCTAACCCTGTCTTTAATACAACGTTAGGATGTTTAGCGTAGAGAGAAGCAATAAAACTTTCTATGTAAGCATAGCCTTCGCTTACTTGTATTTGTAATTGTGTATTAGAGAAGTCAATACCTACACCTTGCTCTTCCCAGAAATTAGTTTCATACGCTGCTTTGTATCGTTTCATTTCTTGACGTTTCTTTTCCCAATAAGAATTGTGAAATGATACAAGTTGCTTTATTTCTTTTATCTTCATCTAATACTTTCCCTCTATTATTAGTAATGTCTTTTTTTATTATACGAGTATCCAACAGGTTTCATCCCTAATGGAATACCACTAAATCTTTTCATAGCAGCCTTCTTCTTCCATTCGTCTATTGGATTAACTCTTTCTTCTCTCCATACTTCTTTACCTTTTAAAGCCCAATAGCAAAGCATAGTAGAGAATAACAAATCATCATGACTTCCCTTTGGATGGTCTGGTCTATCGTTCATCCATACACAAGTTTTTATTTGATGTAGTAAATCACTATCCATACCAACAATAGTTTCATCTTCTATTATTTCTTTAAAGTGTGAGAATAGTTTATTACGATTACCAGATGTAGTATTAAACCATCTACCATCTTTATCTTTCCATAACTTCTTCCAACCCCATCCTATTATTGCTTCTAATACTGATGCTCCATAAGAATTTGCTTCTACTATTATTGTAGGTGTTCCATAATCTAATGCTGTTTCATAAAGTATTTCAGCAAAGGCTCTTGGTGTTATTGTGTTAGATAGATAATGATAGACAGGTTGTAGTGTATCATTATGTATTATTGTAAATGCTGAATAATCACCACCAACACCAGCAGAAGTATCAACACCTATGGTATAATTATCTCCATCTATTATTTGATGTTTGTATTTTCTCTTCTCTCTATTACCTAATTTAATTTCTTTTATCTCTTCACACTTATCATTCCAAAAGTAAGGAGTTGTTCTACTTCCTTTAAATGCTTCTTCTATTGTTCTTGGATACTCTCTAATAAATTTATCATAACCTAATGTAGAGATTTGTTTTCTTCTCCAAGAGATTTGTGGAATAGTTAATCCACCTTTAATTAATTCTTTCTCTTCATCGTAAACTCTTTGTAATCTCTCTACACCTTTGTCTGTGTATTCATCATTACAAGTCCAAGGAAAGAATAATACTTTCCATTCATTCTTTCCAGCAAGTCCTTCTTCTACTAATTTATTAAAGTAATCTCCTGCTATGTTAGGCGAACTCTCTATAACTATTTGTCCGTCTCCAACTGCTGCGAAGATTGTTGCTAATGCTTCTTCTGGATTTTCATAGAAAGGAAACTCACTTAAATGTGCGTGAGTAAAAACATAACTTCTTGTTCCTCCTTGTCCCCCTGCTGTAAATGATTTTAATTCAGCACCATTCTTTTTACGCATGGTTCTATGAGTTGCTTTATCTATTGGGGGCTTTATCTTTATTGGAAGATTATTGTAAAATGTTTTATCTGTATTATGTAAGTTGTCTGCTGCTTCTCTTGTATGTGCTACTACTCCTAACTTAATTGGTTCTTGGGCTAAATACCATAGCCAAAACTGATATGCTCTAACTAATGTAGATATACCTAACTGCCTTGCTTTGACTACTATAATTCTTTTATGTCCCTCCAACAATAATTCCAACAACTCACTCTGGGCTTTATTCAAATCAAAGTAAGTTAATCTTTGTTTCTCTTTATTGTAAATTGTAAGGGCTGAAATGAAATCTTGTGGTGTCATTTATTTATTTGTTCTCGCTGATACATGTGATACATTAGATAGTATCATAATACATTTTAATTTATAGGTTCCATAATCTTTCTTCTACTGTCTGTATAACTTGATAATCAATTATATCACCAAGAAGACTTGTTCTTTTTCTATTCTTCATACAATAAAATCCAACAACTTTAATTATCTGTTTGCTTGTTAGACTTGCCAGATAATAAACATAACCATCTTTCCACTTACGCTTTTCTATTCTATTATTATATCTATCGTTAAACACATAGTGTATTGCTATAACTTTATACTCACCATCATTTTCTTTTCTAACTATCTCACCTACAAAAAGATGTTGTTTAATCTTGGCCTTCATTCTATCCTCCTCCCATACAATAAGCAGGGTGGCAGGATGGGCTTATTTTATTTCTTTCCGCCCTTAACTATTTTCAGTCTATCTTGGAAATCTTTAAGTGTTGTATCTTCTTTAACTTCTCCCAATTCTTTCTGGACTTTCTTTAATAGTATCTGTGCTGTTAGAATGTCAAGGATTATCTTTGGAGTAATCTTATTTGTAAGTTCTTCGTGTCCTTCCATTTCCATTAAACATAATTCCATAAAATGTTTTAACACTTCCTCATAATCATTTTCTTTTGCGGCTCTTCTACATTTGCGGATAGTTCTTTGTCTATGCGTATGTCTGGATGGCTTATCAGTTTCTTCTAACATTTTTAATCTCCTCTATTTCTTTTAATACTTTTTGATACTTCTTCCAAGCAGTTGATACAGAGCATCCTAATGTATCAGCCATGTGTTGAAATCCCTTACAATTTGCGTATGTGTTAAGAACTTTCTGGCTCTCTACTGAAAGACTACTCATTATCTTATTTGCTTTCTCTAATAATAGTCCTTTTCTTTCGTCTTCTTCCATACTTATAGGGTTATTATCAATCATTCTAATCATTTTATCTTCTTCATCTACATCGTTCTTACTATTCAACACATGCTCTATAAACGAATTATCTTTCTGTAAAATCACTTTAATTTCCCAATCTTTATCATTCATTTTCTTTTATTCTCTGCTCGCTTTCTATACCCCAAATAATCTCTTTAACTTTAAGGTGTATCTTATCATTTAATTCTTTACACTCTTCTACCTTCTGGATTAGTCTATCAAACTTATCATCAATTTGTTTTAGACTTCCTTTTAATTCTTCTATCTCTACTTGGTTCATCTTGTATT